CTACAAGTACGGGTGTATCTATTAAGAAATTGCACCACATGATCGCCGCTGGACCTCTGAAGTCTAAGATCAAAGTCCTACAGTCCATTGGACGTATGTTGAGACAACACAAGGATAAAGACGAAGCATATCTATATGATATCGTTGATAACCTATCAAAGGGAGCAAAGAAGAACTTCGCCCTAAAACACTTTGAGGAACGTGTCAATATATACGACCAAGAAAAATTTGATTATAAAATATATAAGGTGAAATTAAAATGATTTATGTGTTTAAACTTATCTCTGGGGAAGAGTTTATTGGCGCACTTGATAGTGATGATGAGAATCCAAGCAACACTGTGGAATTTTATAACATCACAAGTCCTATGGCAATTGTCGATGGGTATGATGAATATGGTACAGTCACCATGAAGCTACGTGATGGTATGTTATTATCAGATGAAAGGATGATGACCATTCCAAGCAAGGCAATGATGACATACTATCCAGCATCTAAGGTTATGAGGGAGTATTATGAAAAAGCAACTGTTTTTGCTAATACCTATACCAAAAAGAAGATTGAAAGACAGATTAAAGATGCCACACAGGAACTTGATCAACATATGTCAGAATCAAGTATTGAAAAGGTTCTTAGAGACCTCCGTCTCCGCAATATCGATCCCGGCAACGGCTCAGTAAATTAAGGAACCAATATGGCTACCAACGAAGACAACCATTATGTAGACAACAAGCGTTTATACGCTGAGATGATTATATACACTGAAAAGTATAAGCAAGCAGTACAAGCAGGGCTTGATCCTCCTAGAGCAAATGATTATATTGGGAAGTGTATATGGTTGATTGCTAATAGACTATCAACCAACCGTAACTTTATCGGATACACCTATCGTGAAGACATGATAGGAGACGCAATCGAAAATTGTTTTAGATACCTACATAATTTTGACCCTGAAAAGTCATCAAACCCATTTGCATATTTCACGCAGATAATGTACTATGCGTTCCTAAGACGTATTGACAAAGAGAAAAAACAATCGTATATCAGATATAAATCAATGGAAAATTCCATTGTAATGAACACGTTAGTCGAAATGGCCCCTGATGATCAGAGCCATTTTAATGCATTCATGGTGACAATGGATATGGATAAGCTATCCGCTCTGTCTGAAAAATATGAAGCAAAAACAACAACAAAAGCCACAAAAAAGAAGGGGCTAGAGAATTTTTTTGGAGATGAAGATGAGTCGTTATAATATTGTTCCTAGACATATTCAACAGATGGTTGAAACCCTTGAAGATAGTCGTACTACACAAAATGAGAAGTTTAATGTTGCACAAGTATTAGAAGTTACTAAGGAATATTGTGAAAGAGCACTTGCTGCTTGGAAGAAAGAGCAAGACAAGAAAAAAAGGTAAATCATGAAACTTGCAGTACTAGGTGATACACACTTTGGAGTAAGAGGCAATTCAGAGCATTTTCATGCTCATATGAAGAAGTTCTACTCTGAAGTGTTTTTTCCATATTTGGAAGAGAATTGCATTGATAGGGTGCTTCAAGTTGGTGACTTGTTTGATGATAAGAAACAGATCAACTTGAAGTCTCTTACTTTGGCAAAAGAATATTTCTTTGATGTATTACATGAAAAGGATATTGCACTCCTTACCTTTGTAGGCAATCACGATAGCTTTCACCGCAATACAATTAAGATCAATGCCCAAGAGAGCCTTCTCTATGGGTACCATAAGATTCGTGCATTCTCTTCTCCTACTTTATGGGAGTTTGAAGACCTTCCTGTATTGATATTACCATGGATTTGTGAAGATAACTATGACGAATGCATGAAGATGATTGATAATGCTTCACCAGACACTGTTGTATTTGGCCACCTAGAACTAGCTGGATTTGAGATGCATCGTGGTTCAATAATCAATAAGGGCATGGACAGTAGTATCTTTAGTAAGTTTCGTGCTGTATACTCAGGGCATTATCATCATCGCTCTTCTAAGGGCAATATTACATACCTTGGCACTCCGTATGAAATGACATGGGCTGATTACGAAGATCAGAAGGGCTTCCATGTGTTCGACACAGATACTCTTGAAATGACTTTCATTCCTAATCCATTCCACATGTTCCATATCATCACCTATGATGATAGTAAGAATATGGACATGGACATTGAGGCGCTGGCAGGTACAGTCATCAAGCTTGTAGTTGAACGTAAAGACAACGAAACAAACTTTGAGCAGTTTGTCCATAGGATTGAAGAGCAAAATGCTTTCAAGTTTAACATCATTGAGCAGAAGACTGTTTTGAATATGGATGAAGAGGATGAGATGGTTGATGCTGAAAGTACACTAGGCATCCTACGCAAAGTGATTAATTCTTCAGATGTTACAGTCGATAAGGTAGAGCTTGACGAATACCTTACAGGACTGTATACTGAAGCTTTGTACATGGGCTAATAAATGATTATTTTTAAAAAGTTACGATATCAGAATTTCCTGTCATCAGGAAATCAATTCACTGAGATTGACCTGATTCGTAATGACCTAACACTCATCTCTGGTAAAAACGGTAGCGGCAAGTCAACAATTCTTGACGCACTTTGCTATGTGCTATTCAATAAACCATTCCGTAATATCACACTCAAGCAGATAATGAACACCATCACCAATAAGGGTTTGATGGTGGAACTAGACATGGAAATCAATGGCACAGAGTACCAAATTCAACGTGGTATGAAGCCAAACGTGTTTGATGTTACGTGTAATGGTAAGCTTCTAGACAAAGAAGGTGCCAGAGAAGATCAAGAAAACTTCGAAAAAAACCATATTAAGATGAACCACAAAACCTTTACTCAGGTGGTGGTTCTTGGTTCTGCTAACTATACTCCTTTCATGCGTCTGACAACTCCTGATCGCCGTAAGATCGTGGAAGACTACCTTGACATTCAAATCTTTTCTGTTATGAACGGTATTCTGAAGTCACGCATTTCAGAGAACAAGGCTAAGCTTAAGGACGCAGAATATGCTGTTGAGCTATGTGAGCAAAGGATTGCTCTTCATAAGAAGCATATTGATTCGCTGAAAGCAAACAACGAAGAATTGATCGCTCAGAAAGAAACTAAAGTACAGGAGCTTGAAGCAGACTGTTGCCTATTGAATATTGGTATTTCTGGTTATCAGTCTCAAGTTGACGATCTTCTAGAACAGATTAACGACGAAGATAAGGTATCAAATCGTAAGAACAAAATCATTGAGATGGGTTCTGCCTTGAATGAGCGCATTCGTGCACTCAAGAAGGAAATCGACTTCTTCAATAATCACGACGAATGTCCTACATGCAAGCAGGATATCGATCCTGAATATAAGGGCGGCGTTGTAGAAAAGCGTAGCAGCAAGCTTGAAGAAATCACTGGTGGTGTGTCTGACCTTCAGCAAAAGCTTAAGGACGTGAATGATCGTATCAAGCAGATTGAAGTCACAAACGTACAGATAACCATGTTTAATCGTTCTATTCAGGACAACAACACAAAGGTTACTCTGTACAATCGTAGCATCAGTGAATTGAACAGAGAAATCGTTGCTCTACGCAATGCGGCTAACACTATTGGAGATGATAGCGATTATGAGAATGCCAAGATTGAATTGCTAGAGCATAAGGATGAGCTATCTAAGCTGAACAAGCACAAGGAAATCCTTGACGTGTCTGCTATTTTCCTGAAGGATAGTGGCATCAAGACCAAGATTGTACAGCAATATATACCTGTCATCAACAAGACAATCAACAAATATCTTGCTGATATGGACTTTTTGTGTGAATTTAATCTTGACGAAGAGTTCAATGAAGTGCTAAAGTCTCGTTTTAGAGATACCTTCTCATATGAGTCGTTCTCTGAGGGTGAGAAGTTTCGTATCGACTTGGCGCTGATGTTTACATGGCGTGAAGTTGCAAGACTACGCAATTCAGTGGCAACAAACCTGTTGATCCTAGATGAAGTATGCGATGGTCCTGCCGACGATGAAGCAGAAGATGCGTTGTTTGAAATCCTGAATAAACAGGAAGGCTCTAATGTATTTGTTATCTCACATAACAGCCGTGTCAAAGATCGTTTCGATCATGAGATTAAATTCAAGAAAGTGAAAAACTTTAGTAGAATCCTCTGGTAGTGTGTATAAATAGTATTAGCGATATATAATGAAGTGTTGAACAGGAGTATATAATGATCCATGAACTAGTGGATAAGCATCATCCAATTCTCAAGACAGAGTTGGAGAAGTTTGATTTCCAAAACCCCCCAACAGACCCTATCCAGCTTGCCCATGATCTAGCAGAAACTATGCTAGACAAGGGTGGTATTGGTATTTCCGCCAACCAGATTGGCTTGCCATATCGTGCATTCGCTATGATGGCAGAAAAGATTATTGTCTGTTTCAATCCCATTCTTCTATCGGTGTCCGATGAACAGATTTATCTTGAAGAGGGTTGCCTCTCGTTCCCAAATCTTTTCGTTAAAATCAAACGTCCTCAAACCATTCGTGTTCGCTACACTGAGCCTAACGGTAATGTTATTACCGAAAAGTTCGGTGGTATGACTGCACGTATTTTTCAACATGAGCTTGACCATCTTGATGGAGTGGTGTATACCAAGAGGGCTAACAAGATTCACTTTGAACAGGCTAAGAAGAATGCCAAGAAGGGTATTCATATGCCAAAGATTTCAAATGAAACACGCATCCTCATGAACCAAATGGCTGGACTATAATATGAAGAAGATTGAATACAAGTACAACGAAGGGCAGTCTCTAAAAGAGATTGCCGACTATATTGATGCTACCTATGGTGAGCATTACTCACGAAATAAGTTTCAGGCAACTGAATTTATCATTGATAGCGGTCATGGAACTGGCTTCTGTATTGGCAACATGCAGAAGTATACACAGCGTTATGGCAAGAAGGGCGAACCAAACGAATGGCGTAAAGACCTTATGAAAGTTATTCATTACGCCATTATTCAATTACATGTTCATGATCTTGAACATACAACTACAAAGGATTAATTATGGGAATTGAGATTAAAGTACCAATCGAAAAGCTACGTGAACGTAAGCTATTCTTCGCCGCACCAATGTATGGTGGTCAGTGCGCTGGCATGTTTGCACGTTCAGTAGCAGACCTTTCAGCACTATGTACCCACTACGGCATTCAGATTCGTTTCTACTTCTTGTTCAACGAATCACTTATCACTCGTGCACGTAACTACTGCGCTGATGAGTTTATGCGTTCTGGCGACACACATATGATGTTCGTTGACTCCGATATCGGGTTCAACGCACAAGACGTTATCGCTCTACTTGCTCTACAGAGCGAAAATGAAAACGATGATCAGTACGATGTTATCGCTGGTCCATATCCTAAGAAGTGCATCTCATGGGAAAAGATCAAGACTGCTGTCGATAAGGGCTTTGCTGATGAAGACCCACAGAACCTTGAAAAGTATGTAGGCGACTACGTTTTCAATCCTGCTAACGGCACTGGCCAAATCCCACTAGGTGAGCCTGTTGAAGTGCTTGAAGCTGGTACTGGTTTCATGATGATTCGCCGTCAGACTTTCGAAAAGTTTGCTATTGCTTATCCACAACAGCTATACACACCTGATCATGTTCGCACAGAACATTTTGATGGCTCTAGACAGATCATGGCATTCTTTGATACACCTATCTGCCCAGATACGAATCGCTATCTCTCAGAAGATTATATGTTCTGTCAGTGGACTCGTAAAGCTGGTATGCA